TTGCACTAGATGGTAAGTTTGCAAACTTCTCAGAGAATGACATTGAAAGAAGGAATACTATTGCTCAATTATTGGGCGATTGGGGTTTGATTACTATATTAAATAAAGAGCAGGCAGAGAACAAGGCACCTCTCTCACAGATTAAAGTTCTTGCGTTCAAAGATAAGAACGATTGGGACTTACAAGCAAAATACAATATAGGTAAAAAAGTAGATGACGAAGGCTCCGAAGTTTAGAGATTTTATTTCAGAAGCGAAAGGTGATAAAAAGTACAAGTTACTGATTATTACTGATGAGCCTGAAAAGGCAAAAACATTTCATACTGCTGACCGACTAAGGGAAGAGGCAGAGAAACTTGGGTGGAAGAATTATCTATACAAACTTTCTGGCGGATACACATCATTTGAAGATGGCGTTCTAAGACTTCACAATAAAGATGATGAAAAAGGTTTCGTAGTACACGGTAGTGATACGATTGCTGTTATTCGTGGTTCTGTTGTGAGAAAAGATAGTTGGCTAGATATTGTTTCAACACTTGAAAAACATAGTGTCTGTGTTGCAAACAGTCGTAAGACAATCAACATCTGTACAGACAAATATAGAACTGCACTTAAACTTGCAGACTATGGCATCAGACAACCCAAAACTGTTTTAATAACAGACCCCGAAAACTCTGTCAAGGCATTTGACATCCTAGACACAAAGTTTCCTGTGATAATGAAAACTCTAAGGGGCTCAAAAGGCGTTGGCGTTCTGTTTATTGAGTCTGAGAAATCAATGGATAGTATCGTTCAGATACTTCACAAACAAGACGAAGATACAGACCTACTGTTGCAAGAATACATTAAGACAGATTATGATGTAAGAGTGCATGTACTAGGTGGTAAAGTATTTGCGGCCATGATGCGACCTGTTGTCGAGGGCGATTTCAGAAGTAATGTATCACAAGGCTCAGAACCTAAAAAGATTAAACTAACTGAATTAGAAATAGAAGAAAGTCTAAAGGCTGCAAAGGCAGTTGGTGGACTATGGACTGCTGTTGACTTTATTCCTGCTAAGAATAGGGACAAAGAACCACCATTTGTGATTGAGGTCAACTCATCACCAGGCACAGAAGGTATAGAAGAAGCAACTGGTCAGAATATCAGTAAAGAAATTATAGAGTTTTTTGCTGACAATAAGAACTGGGTTAAAGTGCCATCTGAATGTGGTTACAAAGAAGTCGTTACAATCAAACCATTCGGGCAGATTGTTGCCAAGTTTGATACAGGTAACTCTGGTATGCCAGTGATTCATGCTGACGAGATGAAAGTGAGTGGTAAGAAAGTTACATGGTCTTTACTAGACAAAACTATTACGAGTGATATAATTCGTGTAGAAGAAATATCAGTAGGCGGTCTAAGAGATTATGATGAAGATAGATATGTTGTAAAACTAGATGTTGAATTTCTAGGCACAGTCTATGAAACAGAATTTACACTAGACGATAGAGATGAGAGAAGTCATATTCTATTTGATAGAGAGTTTATGAATAGACTCAATGTGATGGTCAACCCAGGCAGTAAGTATGTGGTTACGACAAAATATAGTTTGTAGGCTTGACAAATCAGTCAAACTAATGTATAATATGTTATTAAATAATGAAGGAGTGAAACATGGCAAAAAATCATCAAACAGAAAACCCACTATTCAAGGCAGTAATACAACAATCAGCAGCTGATATCGCAACTGCGTTTGCCTCGTTAGTGATTCATTTTGATAATCCATCACCAGATGGCACTATTATCAAATCAATACAATGTCAACTAGACAAAATTGCAACAGCAGAAAAAAGAATTGATACATTAAATAAACATTTCAATAATACACAAATATAATTAATGAAATTCTACACAAGTGTACTTCCTTACAGAGGTCGGTTGTTGGTTCGTGGTGTCGATAAATCTGGCGTCCAAAAGAAATATCGAATTAATTATAAGCCCTCTCTTTTTGTTCCAGTCGGCAAAGAAACTAAGTATAAGACTTTAGATGGTCGTTATGTTGAAAAGATAAAATTCGACAGTATGCCTGAAGCGACAAAGTGGGTGAATGAATATAAAAATGTCACCAACTTTGAATACTTTGGTAACACAAGACATCAATATCCATTCATTGCTGAGGAGTTTGAAGGCAAGATAGATTGGGATATGAATCAAATCAAATTGCTTTCAATTGATATTGAGTGTGAGAGTGAGAATGGTTTCCCAAGTCCAGAAAAAGCAGACCAGCCACTAATCTGTATCACAGTAAAAGACCACACATCTAAAAAGATTATTGTTTTCGGCATGGGCAACTTCGTCAATGACCGAGAAGATGTTCAATACATTAACTGCTCATCTGAAACACATCTCGTTGAAACATTCACTAAGTTTTGGGTTGAATATAATCCCGACATCATCACTGGTTGGAATGTAAAGTTCTTTGATATACCTTACCTGATGAATCGTTTTCGTTATCTTATGGGTGATGACTGGCTTAATCAATTCAGTCCGTGGGGTGTTGTTGAACAGCGTTCGGCAACCGTTTTGTTTGCTTCGAGAGAGCAACAAGTATGGAATATAATGGGTGTTGATACGCTTGATTATCTTGACCTCTATCGTAAGTTTACATTCGTTAGGCGAGAGAGTTATAAACTTGATTATATTGGCGAAGTTGAACTTGGCCAAAACAAGTTAGACAATCCGTATGATACATTCAAAGAGTTTTATTCTAACGACTATCAACGATTTGTAGAATACAATATACAAGATGTTGAGCTCGTTGACAAGTTAGAAGATAAACTACAGTTGATTGCTTTGCATTTGACTATGGCTTATGAGGCAAAAGTCAACTATCAAGATGTGTTCGGTCAAGTAAGAATATGGGATTGTATTATCTATCATCACTTACGCTCAAAGAACATTGTTCCGCCTGCCATACAAGAATCTAAAACATCTAGTGGTTATGAAGGCGCCTATGTGAAAGACCCTGTTGTTGGTTTTCACGATTGGGTTTGTAGTTTCGACTTGAACAGTCTGTATCCACATTTGATTATGCAGTATAACATTTCGCCCGAAACAATGGTCGGATTTGAACCGAATCGTGTCAATGTTCAAAAGATGTTAAATCAAGAATGTGATTTGTCTAACCTTGATGCACGAACTATAACGCCAAACGGCGCTCAGTTTAGAACTGACAAACGAGGGTTTCTGCCCGAGATAATGGATACACTATATCAAGAACGAGTTGTCTATAAAAAGAAGATGATTGAAGCACAGAAGATGTTTCAACAAACTGGCGATAAGAAGTATGAGTACGAGATTTCAAAGAATCATAACATTCAGTTGGCAAGAAAACTTTCATTGAATAGTGCTTACGGTGCAATCGGCAATCAATACTTTAGATACTTTGATGTTCGACATGCAGAAGGCATTACAATGGCTGGGCAACTTGCCATTCGATGGATTGAAAGAGATGTGAATGACTTTCTAAACAAGTTATTAAAGACAACAAATGTAACCTATGTTGTGGCGTCCGATACTGATTCTATCTATATTCGATTGGGTGCAGTTGTTGATAAGATATTCAAAGACAAGTCTGATACAAGAAAGATTGTGAAAATCATGGACAAGTTTTGTAACGAAACAATACAACCACAGATTGATAAGTCGTTTGACAAACTTGCTAAATATGTACATGCATATGAGCAAAAGATGATTATGAAACGAGAAGTGATTGCAAACAAAGGCATCTGGACTGCAAAGAAAAGATATATCTTAAATGTTTATAATGATGAAGGCGTTGAACTGAAACAACCTAAACTAAAAATCATGGGCATCGAGGCAGTCAAAAGTTCTACACCTGCCCCATGTCGTGTGAAGATTAAAGAAGCACTTAATGTGATTATGAATCAAGACGAATCTGCATTGATTCAGTTCATTGATGATTTCAGAAATGAGTTTAAGAAGTTGTCGCCTGAATCTATTGCTTATCCTCGTTCTTGTAACAATTTGAGAAAGTATTCTTCGAAAACTGATATCTATCAGAAAGGTACACCAATGCATGTTCGTGGTGCTTTGTTGTATAACAATCTATTGAATAAACACAAGTTAAAGAAGTATGAATCAATCAATGATGGTGATAAGATTAAGTTTGTTCAATTGAAAGAGCCTAATCCTTTGAGAGAGAACATCATATCTTTTGTTGGCACTTTGCCAAAAGAATTTG